TCCGATCTGTCTTCTCTCCCCCCAGACCCCCCAGACCATGACCCGTAGTTACATTTGAGCGATGGCCGCCAGGCTGCCCGGCATGGGCCGTGGTCGCACGAAGATCGGCCGGCATCGCCGCCAGTTGGACCAGCTCGCCGCCGATATCCGCCGATCCGGGCGCAAGCCGTTCGTCGACGCCCTGATCGACGCCGCCCGCGGCCACGCCGATGCCTGCGACCGGCTCGAGGCCGACGACGACGGATCCGAACACACGCTGACCCTGGCACTGGCCAACTACCGTGGGGCTCTCCACGAATTGCGCCCCTATGCCACCGACGACACGGCCGCGGACCCTCTCGCCGATGCTCTCGCCGCCGCGTTACGCAACTCGTCGACGACCTGAACGACCCACGACCGGCGCGCACGCCGCGCTCGTCGCCGAGCTGCTCGGCGTCACCCTGCAACCGTGGCAGCGCCACGCCCTCGACGTCGCCGGTGAACTCGACGAGTCCGGACACCACGCCTACTCGACCGTGACCTTGTCGGTCGGCCGGCGCGCCGGGAAATCGCTCGCAGCGTTCGCCCGCCTGGTGGCCACGATCATCGCCGCCCGCCGCCAGTTCGCCTACTACACCGCCCAGAACGGACAGGCCGCGTCGACCCGGTTCCGCAACGATTGGGTACCGACCGTGTCGGCCTCGCCGGCGGTGCTGCGCGACCGGCTGCTGACCCGGCTGACGAACGGCACCGAAACGCTCACCGACAAGACGAACGCCTCGTACCTGCGGATCTTCTCACCGATCCCGACCGCCCTGCACGGTGACGCCGCCGACCTGATCATGTTCGACGAGGCCTGGGCGTTCGCGGCGGCCCGCGGTGACGACCTCGAGGTCGCCGCGTTCCCGCTCACCGCCACCCGCGACGGTGCGCAGGTGTGGATCACGTCGGCCGCCGGCGACAACACGTCGACGTGGTGGGGCTCGTGGTTGGACGCCGGTCGCGCCGTCGCCGACGTCGACAGCGGACGCGGTCACTGCCACATCGAGTGGACCGCCGACGGTGTCGATCCGGAAACGTTCGGTGACGAGACGGTGTGGATCGAATCGCACCCCGGGATCCGCCACCCCGGCAACCCGACCGGGGTGATCGGCCTCGAGTTCCTGCGCGCCCAGTGGGCCCGGGACCCGGGCCAGTTTGCCCGCGCCTACCTGAACGTCACCGACTCCACCGGGACGACGTCGGCACCGATCGACATCGACGCCTGGCGCCTGCTCGCGGTGCCGGCCCCGGAACGTGATGTGACGATCACACTCGGGATCGACGTCGCCGTCGACCAGGCGGCCGCCACCGTCGTGGCCGCGTTCGTCGACGGTGATCACTGCACCGTCGAGGTCATCGAGCACCGGGCCGGCTACTCGTGGGTGCCGGCGACCGTCGCCGCGATGTACGACCGGTGGCCGGTGGTCGCGGTGGCCGCCGACGTCGCCGGCCAGTCCCCCGCCGCCGTGCTCTCCCGCCCCCTCGAACGCGCCGGGGTCACGATCACCGCCCTCGACCTCGCCGACGTCACCGCCGCGGCGGCGGACATGGTCGCCGCCGTCCGCGCCGGCACCGTGCACAACGTCGCGTCACCAACCCTCGACGCCGCGATCGAGGGCGCCCGCCGCCGGCTCGTCGGCGACGGCGCCTGGTCGTGGGGTCGACGCGACGCCGACGTCGACGTGTCCGCTCTGATCGCCGCCACGTTCGCCCGATGGGTGCATCCCGACGTCCACGGCGTCGGAAACGCCGGGATCCACTGATCCCGGGCCCGCAGGTACCGGACACCCGCCGCACGCCCCGGAAATCGAGAATCAGCGTGTAATCCGGCGGTGCGTGTTGCGCCACCGTGCGAATTACTCCACGGTGACGACAGTTATGGCCGATTGGTGGCGTCGTCTCCTGTACCCGGAACTGTTCGACGGAGACCCGATCGCCGGCGAAATGCTCTCACCGTCGGCCCGCCAGGCCGCCGAACTCGCCGGCGAGCTCGCAACGCTCGACCCGTGGGACGTCCCGATGGTCGTCGCGACCCGCCAGCTCGCCGCCGACACCGCCGCGATGATGCCGATGGTCGCGATGGCCGGCCGTGACCGCCTGGACCCGATCCCGCCGATCCTGCGCCGCCCCGACCCGACCGAGCCGTACCGGGTCACGATCGAACGGATCGTGAACGCGATGACCCGCCACGGTCGCGCCTGGCTCGAGGTCGACATCATCGGCCACAACAACAAACCGATCGCCGCGCACATCGTCGACGAGTCCCGCGTGTCGCCCACCGTCGACCCCGTCACCCGGCGCCTCACGTCGGTGCTCGTCGACGGCCGCTCCGTGGCCCTCGAACGCATCGTGCACATTCCGATGCGGGTCGATCGTGACCCGCTCGGCGAATCCCCGCTGCAGGCGATCCGCCCGGCGCTCGCGCAGCTCGTCGAGGTGTACCGGTATTCGTCGGCCTACTACACGACCGCCGAGGTGCCCCCGTACGCGGTGGTGCACCCGAACCGGTTGACGGTCAAACAGTCCGCCCTGTACTCCGACCAGTGGCTGCTGGCCCGGGCCGAACGGCGCCCGCCGATCCTGTCCGGTGGCATCACCCTGCAGACGTACAACCGGCCGTCGGCGGCCGACTCGATGCTGCTCGACGCGATTAACAACCTCGACGCCGCGGTCGCCCGCGTGATGATGACCCCACCGTCACTGGTGAACGCCGTCGCACACTCGTCGCTCACCTACTCGACGACCGTGGCCGAACTCGACCGCTGGCTGAACCTCGGCCTGTACCCGATGTTCCTTTCAAGAATTGAAAGCGCGTTCAGCGACCTACTCCCGCGCGGACAGACCGCGATCTTCGACACGTCGAACCTGACCCGCATGGACTTCCCCGGCCGCATCGAAACGTATGCCGCCTCGATCGCCGCCGGCATCCACACCACCGCCGAGGTCCGCGCCCTCGAAGGGCTGCCGGCAGACCTCAACGCAGTACCCGACCCGATCCAAGCAAACGTAGGAGGACTCTGAAATGTCCAGCACACGCAATCTCATCTTCCGTGAGTCGCACGCCACCGTCGAACTCATCACCCGGGAGACCGACTCCCCGGTCGTCGGGGTCGACACCGAAACCCGGCGGGTGACCGTGCGGCTGTGCCGCTGGAACGAACCGCGCGAGGTCAACGACGGCCCCGGCGCGAGGTACCGCGAGGCATACCCGCCCGGGTCGCTCGAACTCGCACCCGACGTGCACGTCGTCGACCGTCACCGCGGTGACCTGATCGGCCGTGCCGACCCGGCCACCTTCACCAACGGCGCCGACGGCCCCACGGTGCAGCTCGTCCTGGCGCGCACCGCCGCCGGCAACGACACGCTCGCCCTCATCGAGGCCGGCGTGATCCGTGCCGTGTCGATGGAACTGGAGCCGATCGCCCACCGCGACGCCGGCGGCGTCGTGTGGCGGGAACGCTCTCGCGTGCATGGCGTCGCGTTCGCCTTCCGCCCCGCTCACGATGCCCCGATCCTGGCCACCCGGGAGGATGAGCGCACCGAGACCAACGCCGACACGCTGACCCGTGAACAGGTCGACGCGATGCTCGCCGGGATGGTCACCCGCGAAGCGTTCGACCAGGCCCTCGACGACGTCCGCCGCGACGCCCTAGCCGACCAGTCCCGCGGCGACACCGGCCACCCGGCCGCCCGCTTCCGGTCCCTCGTCGAGTACGCCGATCATCTGTTCACCGCCGAGCCGGCCAGCGTCGAGGTGCTCACCCGGGCACTCGCCGATCAGACCACCGTCAACAACCCGGGCGTGGTCCCGCCGGCGTGGTTGACGTCGGTCGCCGGAATCATTGACCAGTCCCGCCCGACGATCACCGCGTTCGGTACCGGCACCCTGCCGGCGTCGGGCATGGAGATCGACTGGCCGTACTTCGACGGTGACCTCACCGCCCTGGTCGCCGCGCAGGTCGCCGAGAAGACGGCGATCGTGTCGGTCCGGGTCGACCTCAAGAAGGGGTCGCAGCCGATCGTCACCTACGCCGGCGGATCCGACATCTCGTATCAGCTGATCCGCCGCTCGTCGCCCGCCTATCGCGACGCCTACCTGCGCATCATGCTGAACGCCTACGCGCTCGTCACCAACGCCGCCGCCGCCACCGCTGCGACGACCGCCGCCGTCGACTCCGCTGGTGTGTGGCCGCCCACGACCGGCACGCTCGCGGAGCTGGCCACGGCGCTGTTCACGGCATCGGTCGAAGTGCAGGTCGCGACCGGGTCCCCGGCGACGTTCGCGCTCGCCGCATCGGACGTGTTCATCGCCGCCGGCGGCATGGCCGTCGAGCAGGCAGCACCGTACGGCAACATGAACGTGGCCGGCACGGCGAGCGCGGCGTCGCTGCAGGTCAGCGTCGCCGGTCTTCCGGTGATCCACGACCCGGCGCTCGTCGCCGGCACCCTGCTCGTGTCGAACGGTGCCAGCGCCGATTGGTTCGAGGACGGCCCGTTCACGGTCACCGCGGAGGACGTCGAGAAGCTCGGCCAGAACGTGGCCGTGTGGGGCATGGGAGCGTTCGCCACGTTCCTGCCCAACGGTGTCCGCCAGGTCCTCGCCGTCGCCCCGATCGCCGATTCGGCCAGCCGTTCGAAGAAGTAGTGGCCGACGAACTCGACCAGGTGTGGTGGGATCCAGCCGCCACGTTGGCCGCCGTGCTCTGGCAGCTCCGCCTGGGTGGCGGTGACATCGACGCGGAACGCATCGCGGACTGCATCCCGCCCGCCGGTCGGGCCATCACCGCGTACATCGACCCGTCCGTACCCCTGCCCGGGCCGCCGACGTCGCTGCAGAGCGCGCTCGAGGCCGTCACCATCGCGATCTACCACCGCGACGAGGTCGGCGCGACCGTGGGCGGGTCGGTGTCGAGCCTGCGGCCCAGTGGCGAACGGTTCGACCCGGTCGCCGACGTCGCCGCCGAACTCGACTCGTACAAGGACCAGTGGGGAATGTGACCGACCTCGCCACCATCCGGACCACGCTCGCCGAAGCGCTCGAAGTCGTCCTACCGGGCCGTGTCGGTACGAACCCGCCCACGACGAAACGATGGTCGGCACCGTCGGTGTTCATCGAACAGGCCTCAATCGTGGTGGTCGAGGGCGGGTGGTTCGCGATGTTCCCCGTGTGGGCCGTCGTCGACGGCGCGATCGAGGCACAGATCGCGCTGATGGACGACCTGGTGCAGAACTGTTGGCTCGCGGTCCGCCCGCACGTCGACCAGGTGGGCGCCGTGCCTCAACTGGTGGCCGGGTTCCGTGCCACCGTGCTCGACTGCGCGGTCGAACTCGACGTCGAAACGATGTGCGCACCGACCCCGCCGACCGCCGTCGCGGTCCCACCCGTACCAGCCGCCACCAGGAAGATCTACTGAAAGGAATGCACCATGCCAGTTAAGAAGACAAAGCTCGGGCCGGGCACGCTCACGCTCGGCGAGGTCGGCTCACCGATCGACATCTCGTGCCAGATCCTCCACGCCCTGGTCGAGTGGGACAAGGACAAAGACGACGACGTCGTCGTGCTCTGCGGCGAAACGGTCGCCGGCGCCACCACGTACACCGCCTCGATCACCGGCGAGCTGTTCCAGGACGTCGACGACCCGGCCGGGATCCTCGCGTTCTCGTGGGCGAACAAAGGCACCGAGACGCCGTTCTCGTTCATCCCGAGCACGGACGCCGGCACCGAGTGCGACGGGATCCTCGTGATCGACCCGATCGATTTCGGCGGCGACGAGGCCAAGAAGGACATGAAGTCCGACTTCACCTGGTCGATCGTCGGCGACCCGAACCTGACGATCCCGCCCGTGGTGCCGTGACGATCGAGGTCAAGGGCGCCGACCGTCTCGCCTCGACGCTCGCCGGCGCGGCGACCGAGCTACGGGCAATGGCGGCCACGAACCGTGCCGTCGCCGCGGCGATCCTGGCCGCCGCGCACCCGCCGATCCTGACCGGGCGCCTCGCCGGCTCACTGACCGCCGCCGGTACCGACACCGAAGCGACCGTGTCGTCGAACCTGCGCTACGCCCCGATCCAGGAAGCCCGCCGGCACTTCCTGGCCGGCGCCCTGGCCGCCACCGAAGGTACGGCGGTCTCGTTGCACCTCGATCACGTGAACGACGCCCTGGCGGGCGTGAAAGGAATCTGATGGACCGACCACGACTCTCGACCCCGACGTTGCGCGTGATCATGCTCGACGGATCCGAACACACCGTGCAGGCGATCAACGTCGACATGGTCGCATGGGACCGCGACCGGGCCAAGCACAACTGGCCGAGCCCGGCCGATGCGCCGTTCATCTGGCTGAACTACCTCGCCTGGCACACCCTGACCAAGACGCAGCGGCTGCTGCCGGCGATGACGTTGCGCGAGTTCGAAGAGGCCGCCGCCGAGGTGTCGGCGCGTGGCGCCGATGACGACGAGGAAGACGACGCCGGCGTGGACCCTACGAGCCGGGAAGTCGAGCCCGGATGATCGTCGCGATCGCCCTCGCCACGTCCACCGCGCCGCGCGACTGGTGGGACGAAGACGACGCAACCCTCGCGACTGCTCTCGACCTGCTCGACGAGCAGCAGCAGCGGATGGAACGGAAGTGACCCGATGTCGAACACGGCGAAACTCGCGATCAAGGTCACGACCGACGCCGACAAGGCCGCGGCCGACCTCGAAGACGTCGGCAAGAAAGCGAGCGGGTTCCAGTCCGGACTGAACAAGGCCGCGGTCGGCGCCGCCGCTGCAGGTGTGGCGATCGCCGCGTTCGGTAAATCGGCGCTCGACGCCGCGTCGAGCGCGCAGCAGTCCGCCGGCGCCGTCGACGCCGTGTACGGCGCGACGGCTGACACGATCCACGCGTTCGCGAAGTCCGCGGCGACCGACACCGGGCTCGCCGCGTCGGAGTACGAAGAGATGGCCGCAGCGTTCGGTGCGCAGCTGAAGAACATGGGTGTCGCCGCCGGCGACCTCGCGCCGCAGACCGACGAGCTGATCACCCTCGGTGCCGATCTCGCCGCCCAGTTCGGCGGATCGACCGCGGACGCGGTGGGTGCGCTCGGCTCGATGATGCGCGGCGAGACCGACCCGATCGAGAAGTACGGCGTGTCGATCAAGGCCGCCGACGTCGCCGCCCAGAAAGCCGAGATGGGCCTTGCCGGGCTGACCGGTGAGGCCGACAAGCAGGCCACGACGCAGGCGATGCTCGCTCTGCTGACCGAGCAGACCGCCGACGCGACGGGCGCGTTCGCCCGCGAGGCGAACACGGCGGCCGGGCAGACGCAGCGCGCCAACGCGCAGTGGAAAGACACGCAGGCCGCCCTCGGGCAGGTGCTGCTGCCGATCGTGGCCAAGGCGATGACCCTGTTCTCGAAGCTCGGCGTCATCGTGAAGGAGAACGCCGGGGCATTCCAGTTGTTCGCCGGCGTCGCCGCCGGCGTCGCCACGGTGATCCTCGCCGTCAAGGCGGCGACGATCGCGTGGAACGCCGCCCAGATGGTGGCGAAGGGTGCGTCGGCGGCCTGGACCGCCGCCCAGTGGTTGCTGAATGCGGCGATGACCGCGAACCCGATCGGCCTGGTCGTCGTGGCGATCGCCGCCCTCGTCGCCGGCATCATCCTGATCGTCAAGAACTGGGACAAGGTCACCGCCGCATTCGTCTGGACGTGGGACTGGCTGAAAGCGAACTGGCCGCTGCTGCTCGGGATCCTGACGGGTCCGTTCGGCCTGGCGGTCGTGATGATCGTGAAGCACTGGGACACGGTCAAGGCGGCCGTCGAATCGGTCATGAACCGGATCCGCTCGATCGTCTCGTCGGTCACGGGCGCGATCATGACGGCGTTCCGCGCCGTGCAGTCGGTCGCCTCGGCGGTCGCCTCGGCGATCGGGTCGGCGTTCAGCTCGGCGTTCAACTACGTCAAGTCGGTCGTGTCGTCGGCGATCGGCGTCGTGACGTCGGTGATCCGCACGATCACCGGCGTCGCGTCGAGCGTCGCGAACACGCTGCGCGACGTGCTCGCCGGCGCGTTCAACGCCGTCAAGTCGGCCGGAACGTCGGCGTTCAACATTCTGCTCGGCCCGATCCGTGCCGTGAAGTCGGCGATCGACGCGGTGATCGGCACGGTCGAGCGTCTCGTGTCGTGGCTCGGCAAGATCAAGGTGCCCGACGTGGGCGGGATGATCGACAAGATCACGCCCTGGTCGATGGCGCCGGCGGCGGCACGTTACGCCGCGCCCGCGGTCGGTATCGGTGCGCATGCGATCAACCGGTCGACGTCGGTCGGGCCCGGTGGGATCACGATCAACGTGACCGGCGCCCTCGACCCTGACGCCGTGGCCCGCCAGATCGAGCGGATCCTGCGCGCCCGCTCGCGTCGCGTCGGCGGCGTCGGCCAGTTCGCGGCAGGTGTCCGATGATGCCCGACTGCATGCTGATCGTGGACGGCGTCCAGTTCGCCGACACGGCCGCGGCGATCGCCGCCGGCGAACCGACCGCGCTCGCCGACGTCGAGGTCGTCTGGGGTCGTGATACGACCGTCGATCAGCCGGCGGCCGGCACGTGCACAGCCGTGATCGAGGACCGCACCGGCGGTAGCTCGTTCCTGACGTCGACGCTCGACGTCGGCGCCCGCCTCGAGGTCATCGCGAACGGCGACATCGCCACCGACGCGCCGGCCAACATCGTCCACGATCCCGGTTTCGAGACGCTGCCGCTCGGCGACATCATCAACGGGCGCGTCGCCGTTGAGACCGGCGCCGCGAGCGCTGTCGCCGCGCCGGTTCACACGGGCGCGCAGGCGGTCGCGTACGACCCGGCGGCACCCGCGTGGATGCTGATCCCGCCGGCCGCGTTCAGTGCCGACCCGACCGCGTGGGATGCGATCCCGCGTTTCGATCCGGCGCGCCCGTGGTCGTGGCAGCTCGCTGTGCGGCCCGACTACTGGCAGGCGGTGACCGTGACCCCGGTGCTGCTCGCCGGGCCGACTACGCCGGTACCGGGCGCCTACCTCGGCGTGGGCGTGACCGTCACCGGCGACGGGGCCTGGCACGTGATCGAGAACACGACGACCGTCGCCGCCGGCGAGACCGGGTGGCTCGGGCTGCTCGTCGACGTCGGGCCGCGCCCGCCCTGGACTGCCGTCCCCGGCACGTGGGACACGACGCCGGGCACCTGGGACGACTACCGCGGGGTCGTCGTCGACGACGTCGTGCTCGCCGTTCCGCCCGGCGCGATCATGCGCCCGGCGCTCGTGTTTTCCGGTGTCGTGACCGACCTCGCGGCCACGATGGACCGGACCGGCACGATGCGCGTCAAGGTGACCGCCGTCGATCAGCTCGTCAAGCTGGAGAACCGGGGCGTCGGCGACGTGCCCTGGCCGGCCGAGACACTGGCGGCACGCGTCGACCACGTGCTCGCCGATCTCGGCGGGATCGTCACGGCGCGGATCGACTCGCCGCTCGACACGTCGATGATCACCTGGCAAGACGTTGACAATCAGCCAGCCGCCTCGCTGCTGGCCGGCTACGCGCAAGGCGTCGACGGTGTGCTCTGGTCGGCGACACACGCCACGACCGGCCCGTACCTGTGGATCGAGAACCCGACGAACCGCGCCCAGATCGGCGAACTGGAGCTCGTCGGCGCGCTGGTGGTGATCGTCTACACCGACGAGGCCCGCGGCACGACGTCGCTCGACGGCTGCCTGCTGCCGATCGAGCCGATTGAGTGGCTCCGCGACGTGTCCGACGTGATCACCCGCGTCGACGCGACCTGGTCCGAACAGACGCTCGGCGACGACGGGCTGCCGGCACCGACCGACCGCAAGACGACCGTCGACGCGCTGGCCGAAGTGATCGACAGGCACGACATCCGCCGCTACGCCGTGACCACGAACCTGACCACGCAGGCGGCCGCCGAGGAAGTTGGCCAGCGGATCCTGAACCGGTCAACGACGCTCGAATGGCGCGCCGCCGACGTCGTGCTCGACCTCGCCGTCACGCCGCCGGCGACCGGGCTCGACGTGGCCAACGTGCTCGATCTGCTTGACGGAACCTCACGGCTCGGGCGCGGGCTCGTCGTGTCCGACGCCGAGATGTGGCCGGGCGAAGACACGATCGGGCTGTACCTCGAGGGCGGCAGCTACATCTTCGACGGCGCCTGGCGGCTCGCCCTCAACTGCTCGTCGCACACCGGCATGGGCGCGAGCGTCAAATGGAACGAGCTGGATCCCGCATGGGCCTGGAACGAATTCGATCCGGCGATCCGATGGTTCGATCTGCACGGGATCGCCGCATGACACGAGGGCCGTCCTGGACATGGATCATGTTTGACCCGAACGGCGTCGCCGGCCCGCTCGCCGCCGCCTCGAGAAAGGTACTCACCTGATGGGAACAACTATCCACGGTCTCCCGTATCCCGAACCGACCGACCCTGTCGCCGCCGGCGCGGCCGCGATCCGCTCGCTCGCCGAATCCATCGACACCGCCGTCATGGCGCACAAAGTGCAGTACGGAAACTCGATCATCCTGTCCGACGCCGGCGGAGTCGCCTGGCTGAACTGGCCCGAAGCGTTCAGCGTGACACCGGTCGCGATCGTCCAGGTTGGTGACGCAGCGATTCTCGCCCGACACCTTCTCCCGCACATCATCACGAACACCTACGGATCGTGGAAGGTCTACGACGGCACGTGGGGCCTCATGCCGAACATGAATATTCGAATCCTGTACCACGCGATCGCGAACCGATGAAAGGCTGAACATGTCGTACAAAACCATTTCCCGATCGGCGAATGATCCCGCACTGATCGAACGGATCGTCGGCGGGACCGTCGCCGAAGCATGGAACAATCCGGCGACCGCCGATAGCGAATACGGACGCAACGTCCGCGCGTCCGAAGCGAACGCCCGCCGGATGATCTACCCGGTCGTCGTGGCCGCCGACGTGGAATCGGCCTACGCGTCCGCGCTCGCCGGCGGGAACCCGGACCCCGGCGGAGACGAAGCCGTAATCACGGACGGGATGATCCTCGCGAACGTCCAGGCGAAATGGCCCGCCGATCCCGTGTGAGAAGTATGTACTTCTGAGGGACCCCAGGTCAGAGGCACTACAGACCGGGGACGACCACGGAACGTGAGACACGGCCGGCGGCGCCCGGCGTGACCTGTGCGTAAATCTCCGTCGTCGATACCGACGTGTGACCGAGAAGGTCGCGGATGGTCGTGATGTTCTCGCATTCCTCGAGCGCCGCGGTCGCGAACCGGTGGCGCAACTGGTGAGACGTGCACCCGGCGCCGACGCTGCGGAGATGTTCGCAAACGATCTGACTGATCCGTGTTGGCGTGTAGGGCTTGCCTGTCCGTTCGGAGAAAAACACGAACGGCCCCGGATGATCGATGGCGGCCAGTGTGCGCCGTACACCGGTGGAGACCTCGAGGACCCGTTCGCGGTCGAACTTGCCGGTCACGTGAATCGTGCCCGCGATCATGTCCACATCGGACCAACGCAACCGGGCTACCTCGCAACACCGGAGACCGACGCCGGCCATGAGCGCGAGGATCGCCGTCATTTCCGGATCGGCGGCCGCGACGGCCGCAGAGATCGCCACATCGCGCGCCGGTCGCGGTAGCCGGCGCGGTGCGCGCGGGAGCTCGACCGTAGCGGTCGGGTCTGACGCGGTGTATCCGTGGCGGACTGCCCACCGGTAGAACGCCCGTACGTGTGACACCGCGTCACGGATCGACGTCGGCGCCCATCCCTGGCCGCCCGCCCAGTCCTCGATATCGAATGGCGTCGCCGTCTCCCAATGCGGAACGGCCTTTACATACCGCCGTACGAGGCTCAGTCTCTTATCGATGGTGTCGGCGCAATAACACTTCGCCGACGCCATCATGTCGCGACGCAACAATGCAACGACATCCAACGACATAGGACTAGTATGCACGACATGGACGAAACGACGCGCGTGGAGTTTGAGACCATGCTCACATCCGGCGAGATGTGTCTGAAATACCGGATCTCGCTACCGACCCTGAGCCGCCTCGAGCTACAGGGCCTGCCCTGTTACCGACTCGGCACTGGCCCGAAGGCTCAGCGCCGATACCCGGAGCTCCGTGTAGAGGCATGGTTCGAGGACCTCAGAAGTAGATGTTCCGATCGCGTGGCGTCGTGACCGGCGGGCAATTCCTCGCGCTCGCCCTCCTGTCCATGATCGTCATCGCCGTCACCCTGCTGTCGTCGTACTCGGCAGAACGGGACAGGTACGAGCGGAACAGTCAACGCGAGCTACTGCGCGAAATCCGCCGACACGATGGGTAGGCGCCGTCCGAAGAATCATCCGGCGAACACACCGCGCGCTGAGATGGACACCGTGTGCCGCGACTGTGGCCGACCGTTCGCCGGCCTGCTCGAGCTCGTCGCCCACTACGACCAGACGTGTCGCCCACCCGATCGCACGTGCGCGGCCGGTTCCCGACACCGACCGAACAATGTCGTTTCGATCGACATCGCACGCCGGGCGCGCCGATGAGTCGCGAACTCAAAGACGCCGTGTTCGACGCCCTGCCCGATCTACCCGCCACCGTGACCACGACCGACCGCGCGGTTTGGCTATGGATCGCGAACCGCCAGTCGGACACGGTGGGCTACGCCTGGTGCTCTCATGCCGACATCGCGGCCGCCACCAGATGCACGATCGATTGGTCGCCGCGCGCCGTCGCCAACCTCGAAACACACGGATTATTGGCCGTGGAACGCCGCCACGGATCGAACAATCGCTACCGGATAGTTATCCCCAACCGCCGCGCTGAGCGCGGTAGTACCGAACACATGTCCGCCGCGCTGAGCGCGGTAGGTACCGCGGTGAGCGCGGTCGACTACCGCGCTGAGCGCGGTCGTAACCAGTTAGATAACCAGTTAGATAACCAGGCGCCTGACGGCGCGGAATTTGCACATGAGCACAACTGCGGCCACCGGTGGCGCTCAGTGTCCGGCGACTGTCCGACGTGTCTCACCGAAGAACAGAGCGCCGCGTCGTGACCGCTCACGGATCGCTACCCCGCGACCGACGTCGCGAACTCATGGAACGCGGCCGCGAACGCGGTCGGACACAACTCTCGTACATGCGGGAGAATCGGGTTCCTATGTGCCCGGTTTGCATGGAACCAGGAAGGCACCGACACTGATGACAGATTTCGGCGACACCGAGCCTGAGGACGCCTGGGACGTGTCCGACCCGCCTGACGTACTGGTCGACAACGTGCGCCGCCGGATCGCTCTGATACTTCTCGCGCCCGACCGTCACACGGATCGGGTCCGCCTACGCGGTGATGACGTGGCCGTCGACATCGCCTACCTACGCGACCGCGTGGACGACATTCCCGACCTACGGCGCGAAGTAGTCCGGCTGTTCGACGTGCTCGAGGAGCTGCGCGCACCATGAGTCGCTACCTCGAGGACCTGGCCGACGTGTTCCGCGCCGCCGGCCTGACCGTGATCGAGCTCGAGGGATGGCAACGTCGCGGACGGTCGAACAACTCGCCGTACGCGGACGGTCGGCCCTGGTGTGTCATGTGGCATCACACCGCGTCGTCCGGCGACGGCGCCTGGGACGCGCAATACTGCACGTTCAGCGCGCCCGACGCACCGTTGACGAACGTCGTCATCGGGCGCGACGGGATCGTGCACGTATGCGCCGGCGGACCGACGAACACGAACGGGAAAGGCGGCCCGCTCACGTTCTCGCGCGGTGTCGTCCCGATCGACAGCATGAATTCGTATGCGATCGCGTTCGAGATATCAGGCGACGGGGTCGGAATGCCGTACCCGACCGTCCAGATCGACGCGTGCTTTACCGCGTCGCTCGCCGTGACGGCCGCCTACGACCTCGAGGCCGACGACGTCGCCGGACACGCGGACTGGGCGCCGAGCCGCAAAATCGATCCGGCGACGGCCGACGCCGTCCAGGGCCCGTGGCAACCGGCCGACGTCAACTCGTCGGGTACCTGGTCGCTGTTCGATCTACGCGCCGAATGTTCCCGCCGCGCCGGGACGAGCTCGCCGCCGCCGACAGGTCCGCCGCCGACACCGACACACCCTGGAAAGGTCCGAAATATGTACGTTCTCAACGTCACCCGCCACGGTTGGCCCGCGGCCGTCACGCTCGTCATGGCCGCCGATGGCGTTCGGTGGCCGCGGTTCGACATCACGTGGTCGATCGATCTGATCGCCGGCGCCGGATCCGTCACCGTGTCGAAAGAACAACTGTTGGAAATGCTGTACGACCGTCCCGGTATCGGTCCGTGTCCGTTCGCCGACATTCCCGAATACGCCGACGCCGACCTCGCCGCCGCCTGGTGATGCCGACATGACGACGTCGAAACGCGATCTCGCCTATGGACGTCAAGGTGGCCGCATCGTCGAGTTCGTTCCACATGTTCCGCCGCCGATCTGCGACGTCTGCGGCAGGGACGTCATCTCCGGGATGGCCCGCCACTCAGCCTGCGAGCCCGCCGCTCCGCTCAGCCTCTTTGACGCATGACGGTCACCAGGCCCGCGGCGCCGGGTACTTGACCGCGGTTCCGGTTTTGGCACCTCGTTTGCGGTTGCAGCGGACGTGCGCGGCGCGCAGGTTGTCCATCGCCCACCATCGGCCGCCGTGTGCGATCGGGATGATGTGGTCGGCGGTGCCGGCGTCATCGTGTGACCCTGGTGGCAGATGCGCGCTGATGAGCCCGCCGCACAGTTGGCAGGTCCACCGGTCCCGGAGCAGCACCGCGAGCCGTACCTCGATCCACCGGCGGCCACGGTACGCGGGGTGTGTCATTGCCCGATGATGTGTCTCACCGTTACATCATCATGGTGACCATGCCGAACGAGCTGCCCCCTCACGGCACCCGGGCCCGGTACCAGCACCGGTCCCACCCGTGCCACAAGTCCTGCTGCTGCACCCCGAACACCCAGTACCAGCGCGTGTACCGTGAGCGCACCACACCGAGTGTCACGGTCACCGCGGGTGGCATGACGTGGGAGCAGCTGCAGGCGTTCCGGTGACCTGGTCCGACGTCGCTGTTGCCGGTGCGTTCGTCCTCGGCATCATCGCCGGTGGCCTCGGGGTGATCCGGATCACCCGATCGAGCATCGAGTACCTCCGGGCCGAGCGGAAGCGCAACGGTGAATGAGGCCCCGGTTTTTTGAGAGGGCGGTCACATCGTCTGGGGAC